CGCATGAGAGTTACCGTAAATTGCATGAGGCACTTGCACTGCCTCCTATGAATATTCCAGAAGGGGAATTCACACAACCAACTCCAGCAATGCCTGATGATGTTAAAGATGTATGTTCAGTTATTTCTTATCGAAATTACTATATAAAGTACAAACAACATTTGGCGAAATGGACTAAAAGAGGAGCACCGAATTGGTATGAGCAAGTGGGATTACGAACTGCCTGAACTTAGGGCAAAGGTTGCAAATTTGACAACAGAAAATGAAGCACTAAAACATGACCTTAAAGAGATGACTGCATCTTATTATGCACTACTAAATAGGATCAAAGAATTAACTGAGAATGTAGATAATGCCAAATTATGATTTTGTAAATAAAGATAGTGGTGATGTGGAAACTCATTTTATGAGTTGGAAAGAACTAGACAAGTTCAAAGAAGATAATCCCCACTTAGAAAGATTGATCACTGCCCCAGCAATTGTTGGTGGACTAGGTAGTGGTGGTGTAAAGCCTGGTGGTGGTTTGGATGAGGTTTTTGCAAAAGCGGCAGAGGCACATCCAAATAGTCCACTCGCAGATCGGTATGGCAAAAAGTCCATTAAAGATGTTAAGACAAAAGAAGTGGTAAATAAACACCGTAAAAAATGGAGTAAAGAATAATGGCAAAAGCAAAAGACATTCGTATTGATCAGATGGTTTCTGTAAGTGCTGTTACTGATAATCAGAAAATAGCATTCCAAGACTACAAAGCAGGAAAGAACCTTTTCTTATATGGTGCTGCTGGTACTGGTAAAACTTTTATTACACTGTATATGGCACTACAAGAGGTATTGAGAAATGAATCAAAATACGATTGTGTATATATTGTTCGTAGTGCAGTACCAACTCGTGAGATTGGTTTTCTGCCAGGCGATGAAGAAGATAAAACAGCGTTGTTCCAAGTTCCTTATCAGAACATGGTAAAGTTTATGTTTGAACAACCAAATGAAACTGCATTCAACATTCTGTACGACAGACTGAAGAATCAAGGTTCGTTAATGTTCTTGACAACTTCCTTTTTGCGTGGTATAACATTAGATAATGCAATCATTATTGTTGATGAGGCACAGAATCTAAACTTCCATGAACTGGACACAATCATTACTCGTGTCGGTATGGACTCAAAGATTATGTTCTGTGGGGATTTCTTCCAATCTGATTTGCAGAAACATTCAGAGAAAGAAGGCATCAAACACTTTATGAGTATTCTTAGAGGTATGCAGTCATTCTCAAATATTGAATTTACATTGGGCGACATTGTTCGCTCTGGTATGGTGAAAGAATACCTTATCAGTAAGATTAAGAAAGAACAGGAAAATGGGTAAGAAAAAACAGCGTTCTACACAAACCTCTAAAGGTGAACGTAGATGTGTTGCAAGAGCAACTACAAAGGCATTGCGTAGAGACTATATGCAAAGTAGTGATAGAGTGAATAATCAACTCGCTGCATTTTTAAGGGGTAAGAATGTCATGTTGACTATTCCAAACCCAAATAAGAACGAAACGAATAAAAGAATGATTCGTGTTCCAGCTGCAGAAGTGTGGCGCCGTGGTGGTAAAAAAGTTTAATAACTAAGAGGACTATATTATGTTTAATCATGTACCAGTAGATATCCCAGAGGTATCTACCAAAACAGTCAACCGTAAGCGTTTCTATGTAACACCTACTGGACTGTATCCATCCATTACAACCGTATTGGGTGTTCGTAAAGCAAAACAAAAGGGATTGCAAGAGTGGCGTAATCGTGTAGGTAATGATGTTGCCAATCACATTATGCGAACTGCTGCATCTCGTGGAACTGCTGTTCACCATATGTGTGAAGATTTCCTTAACAACATTGAAGTAACACAAGAAGGTAGAGACTTTCTACCTTGGTGTTTGTTCTCACAACTAAAACCAACACTTCAAAGTAACATAAATAAAATATATGCCCAAGAGTGTGGACTTTGGAGTGAGAAATATCGTGTTGCCGGTCGTGTAGACTGTATTGCAGAATATAACGGTATTCCATCTATTATTGACTTTAAGACATCTCGTTCAGAACGTAAGGACGATTACAATCTTGAGTATTACATTCAGGCCTCTGCATATGCAGAGATGTTTGAAGAACGAACAGGAATCGAAATCAATCAGATTGTGATTCTTGTTGTAACGGAAGATGGAGCGGTTCAAGAGTTCATCAAAGAGAAGCATGATTACTTGCCTCTTCTTGTAGAAACCATTGATGACTTCACCTCACAATGGGAAAAAGAAAATGAAGAAACTACTAATGGGGGCGCTGTTACTGCTACCGCTTAGTGCATTCGCCCAAGAAGATGCACCAATATATTGGGCGCAAAAACCAATTCAATGTTCATCTACAAATGGTATTATTGAGTTGGTGAAGAAATATGGAGAAGTGCCAACAATCATTCTAAATGGAGTAACTGCACTTCCTAATGGAGCAACATCACCATCTAAGTTTGTTGTTGCTCTGAATCCTAAAACAAAAAGTTGGACATTGTTGGAATTTACTCAAGGTGATCAAGCTTGTATTTTAGGAAGTGGTGAGGGTGATATTACCTTTGGTAAACAAGGAACTAGTACATAATGGAATTGATATGGCATATCTTATTGACTGTATGTTCTGGAAGCACTTGTATAGAACAGGATGTTCAATGGTTTGATACTCAAAGTAAATGTGAATATGCTATGGTTCAATATGTGGAGATACCACCAGATGGTGATTGGGATTCCGTTGAGTATGTTTGTAAACCTGTTGGTTCAAAAAGCACTTGACATTTGAACACCGCTGTGGTATAAATATAATACAGTTTGTTGATACAAACCGAATACTAGACAGGACGCCGGGGCAGTACCGGCCGCCTCCACCATAAACACATGATTTGTTAGTTGGTGATGTGCTTATGATGGGGGCGAAATAGGATCGACTGATGGGGATAGGTAAGAGTAGAACTGTGGGATGGATGCCTAATAGTCCAAAAAACTAACTGCAAAC